ATGGTAAGACGTTATCCATATCGTTGTATTTGCGCGCTGTGAGCGGAACAAAAAATGTTCGCCTTGGTATTTTAGTGAGCGGTGATGGTGCGTCTGGGGTTTCAACTGATGTATTATTAACCACTACTTGGCAACGCGTAACAGCTTCTGGGGTGGGAGTTGCGTCGGGGACTATTTACTACGGTTATGCGCAAGATTTGGATGGCAACACTGAGCCTTGGTATCAATGGGGCGCGCAACTGGAGCAGGCGGCGGTTGCCGGTCCTTACGTGAAGACTGTCGCGGCTCCCGTGTCTGCTGGTGGTACATATCTGGGATATTTGTCCGAGACTGCTGGAACAAATGGCATATTGCGAAGTGAAGAATTTGATAACGCAATATGGACGAAATCTTTCGTTACAATATCCGCTAATCCTGTAATCTCTCCAGATGGATTTTTTACAGCAGATAAAATACAGGAAACAGCAGACAACAACAATCACATAGTTGCACAAAGTCTGGCAAAAGCCGCTGTTGCTATTGCCTATACATACTCTTGCTTTCTCAAAGCTGGAGAAAGATCGTGGGCGGTATTACAAGTTGATGATAATGTAAATGGTAATGCATTGTTCTTTGATTTGATAACAGGTGTAACTGGATCAAATTTTGTAGTTGGTGCCGGATTTACTGGAGTAACTAGTTCTATTAAGAAATATCCAAATGGTTGGTATCGCTGTGCAGTAACGTTTACTTCTTCGGCTGCTGCAACAATTCGTTTACTCATAACACCTGCAACTGGTGATTTAGCTTACTCTTATCTTGGTGTAGTTGGTTCTGGCATCTATTCTTGGGGTGTCCAACTTGAAAGTGGTAGTCTTGTCAGAAGTTACATTCAAACTGTAGCTGCATCAGGAGCACGCAATGGCGACGAACTCTCGTATATTACTCCGTTGCCACAGACAGAAATGACGCTGTTTGCTGAATTCTCCGATGTACATGATGTTATCTTAGCTTTCTCAGATGGAACTGTGGCGGAACGTCTCGGATTGTACAAAGTCAATGATGCGAGATTTTTTGTCGTTGATGGTGGTGCTGTGCAAGCAGATGTTGGTGTCGGAGCAGGTGTAGTCGGTACAAATAAGATGGCCGTAGCGTTTAAGCTTAACGACTTTGCAGGCAGCCTCAACGGTGCTGCGGTAGTAACTGATATTGTAGGCACAATACCAACTACTGACAGAATTACTGTGGGTTTTCAATACAACGGTCCACCAACTAATCAACCAAATGGCACCATCCGCCGTGTGAAATATTACAGTTCGCGTCTGTCGAACGCGATGCTTCAAAGTCTTACTGCGTGACCCTAAGTTGGCTGGGGATTCAGTCAACAACCGAGTTTGACTAAGGTCAGGAGACACGATATGCAAATCGGACAGCTTGAGTATGACCACCAAGATTTTGAGAAGCCACGCGCTGGCGACGAAAAGCTCGCGATCCGCTTCTTCAAGAAGGCCAAGCAGGATGGCGAGGCCACCCAGAAGGAAGGCCGCCCCATCTTCATCGAGGTGGAGTACATCCAGATCATGGTGCCCGGGGATCGCACGAGCACTATCATCCGCCCAGTGGTGATCGGCGATACGCACCGCTTCGGCAAGCAGTACGAGCACTGGAAGAAGACGCAGCAGGAAGAGCAGCTCCTTGGCACCCCGCTGGAGGCGTGGGGCATCATGAACCTCGCCCAAATCGAGGAATACCGCTACTTCGGCGTTCGCACCATCGACCAGATGGCGGAGTTGCGGGATGACATCTGCGGCAAGATCATGGGCGCACAGCCCCTGAAGCAGAAGGCCATCCAGTTCCTCGCGCTGGCGAAGGACGAGGCTCCAATGAAGCGCGTTCAGTCGGAACTTGACAAGCGCGACACGGAAATCTCGGCGCTGAGGAACGCGCTCGAGGAGCAGGGCAAGGCGCTCCAAGCTCTGCAAGCCAAGATGAAGGACTAAGGAGGACAGGATGCCCATAACCATCACAGATTTGACGTATGGCGCTGCCATCAGCCGAATCTGCGCGATGGTTGGGCATCCTGAGCCAACTGATCCTGCTGGATCAACTGATCCTGCTGTGCAGCAAATGGGGCAAGCGATCAACTTCGCCTTAGAGGAACTGCTCACGATGTACGAGTGGCAGGATCTCACGGTAAAGACTACTCTCGCCATTGTAGCTGATGGCGCGGGGCAGGCTGAAAAAGGATTTGATCTTCCAGACGATTTCTATCGCTTTATTGATGAGACTCAATGGGGCCAGCAATCTGGGCTTCCCGCTGGTGGCCCAGTCAGCAATCAAGCTTGGATGGCATACACCGTTCAAGGCTTCACTCCGCTGCTCACTCTCTTCTGGCAAATGCGCGGAGATCAACTCTGGGTACTGAACCCTCCGTTCCCGGTGGCAGCGAACTTCGATTACATGTATCTCTCCAAAGCGCAAGTCATCGATGGAGATGATCCCACCACAATTAAGAACGTCGCAGATAAAAACGGCGATACGTTCAAACTGGACAGTTTCTTGGTGATGTTGCTTGGCCGAGCTCGCTACCTAGAGTGGAAGGGCTTTGACGCGAGCGCAGCCGTACGCGATTTCATCGCTATGTTCAATTCCAGAGCAGGGGCAGACAAAGGTGCACGGACATTGAGTCTGGTGCGCCGCACAAATCCGCTGCTCATCAATCCGCTGTCTTCGCTGCCAAATACGGGATTTGGATCCTGATGGGCCTCGTAATCGCCAAACCGACTTACAAAGCTCCGCGCATGGCAGCGCAGGCGGTGAACCATAAGTTCGCGCTTGTTCCTGCGCCAGTTCTGGGGCTTGATACGTCGCGTCCATTTACGGATCAGGACCCTAAATCTGCCATGGTGCTGCAGAATTTCATTGCTCGGCGTAATGGCAGCGAAGTTCGCGGCGGATACAGAAGGTACAAGACAAATCTTGGGGGCATTGGAACGGAATCGCCTGTAGCTTCGCTCATGGCCTATCTCCCGCCGCGTGGAGCTGGAAGCCTGACGCTAGCCAAGCTCTTTGCGGCTTGCGAGAATGGGAACATCTACGACGCTACTGATCAAACTGCCGAAGCAGTTGTGCCTGCTGTCATGCAGGCTGTTCCGGGGCAAACGGAGCCTGGAGAATTCAGTTGGATTAACTTTGCCACTGCGAATACGAACTATCTCTGCGCCGTGTCCGCAGGGGGCGGCTACTGGACTTACGATGCTACAGGCGGCTGGATTGATCGCACGCTTGCGATTATCGGCGCTGTTGGCTCGGGCATCAATTTTGACTTCATCATGGCATGGAAAGAACGGCTTTGGTTTATCAAGGAGAATTCCACGCAGGCGTGGTATCTTCCCGTTGGAGCCATAGTTGGCACGCCAGTGATGTTCGATTTCGGCCCGCTGTTGACACACGGCGGAGAACTTCGCGCAATGGCTTCGTGGACTGGCGAGGACGGCGCTGGCCTCGACGACCGTCTTGTCATTGTTGGTGCTGGTGGAGATGTTCTGGTCTACGGTGGCACTGATCCTTCTGCTGCTGCGACCTTTGGGCTCATTGGACGTTGGTTTATTGGACCTCCGCCTGCTGGGAGGAAGTTCATGGGCAAATATGGTGGCGATCTTGGAATTCTCTGTGAGACTGGCGTGGAATACATGTCCAGACTTGTTGAGGCGCATGGGTTATCCGAACCAGAGGCCCCTGCTGATGATTCCATTTCACGCCGCTACAATGAAGTTATCGGCGCCGATATTCGTGGTACGCGCGGGCAATCTGGATGGGCGGCTGTTCATGTTCCTGGGAAAGAATCAGTCATTGTTGTAACCCCATACGATGCAAAGATCACTGGACGTCAATATTGTTTCTCCACGATTCCCGCTGCGTGGAGTATTTTCAAGGCTTTGCCAATTTCCTGTGCTGAAGTCTTTAACGGAGACTTGTATTTCGGCACGCCATATGGTACAATCGGCAAAGCATTCGCAGCGGACACAGACGATGAGTTGACAGATGGCACAGTTGGAGTAGACGTTCGATGCGATCTTCAGACGGCGTTTGTTGCGCCAAATGATGATCGCATGTCGCTGAAGCGTCCTCAACTGGTTATGCCGATGTTTACCGCGCCTGCTCCGCCCAGCATCAGTGTGAAGATAAATACTGAATGGTCGGACCAAGCTGCTCTCGGAGCGCTTGGATTTCCGCCCGATGCAGCCGCCGTTTGGGACGTCGCCGTTTGGGATGTCGCGGTGTGGGCGGGAGCGCTGAATACGTATCTTCGCTGGATTGGAGTATCCGGACTGGGATGTTATATGTCGCTTTGTCTTTCGCTCATTGGAAAGCGCGGCACAATCTTCACCAGTTGGAAGTTGGTGTATGAACCTGGAGGTATCGCATAATGGCGTTCAACGGCTCGCCCCAACTCATGCATCAAGCAGGACTTGCCCCAT